GGATATTCGTGATGTCACCTGGGCGAGTCGGCGGAAGAGGAGCGCCACCGAGGTCATTTGGCCGCTGGGGCGGAGTAGGGGTGTTTGAGGCGAACTGCGTGTTCCCAGAAGGCGCGCCATATGCCTTGGCAAACATCTGCATGTATTTAGGGGCATTCGTGCCGAGAACGTCTGTCGCACTCTGGTGCTTGCGCCAGCCGGGACCACCAATCCAGTTCGCCGCAGCAAGTCTGGGGTCGCCACCTTCTTTTTTTATGTAATTCAGGCCCTGAACTTTGGCCACAGCATCTTGAATGCTCTTATCAGCTAGGAACTTTTGGGGCGTCAGGTTGTCGAAGCCTGCCGCTTTTCCCCAAGACGGAATGTTTGCTCCCATAACCTGATAGGCGCCATATGGGATATCCCCTGTCCGGCTTTTAGGTCCCGTAATGCCATATCGTCCGCCGCTCTCGATTTGACGGATTGCAGCGAGCCAGCGGTCAATGTCTACCCCGCCATCAGCAAAGCCAACCCGCCCGCCATCGGCCCTGTCTTCAGGTCTGATGCCTTGGTAGGGGTCTGCGCCGACAATTGAACCGAGCCAGCTTCCAAGGTCAGAGTATGACTTTTGAGCCATGCTACCGAGCCCGGAATAGACATTTGCCGGAGCTTCTGAAAATTGCATAGGACCAACATTACGGCCGAGGTTCTGATTTCCAGGACGGGCCATAATCGGGATATCCCCCGCCGTTAGACCGGGGGAGACAGAAGGAAGCCTCTGACCGCCCAAATCGACACGGTCTGAGCGCCATTCGGGGTGCGCCCATATCTTTTCAATGCCGCCGAGGCTGAAGGTCTCCGCAGGCGCTTCCGGCATCGGAGGGCCAGAGCGAGGGCCAATCGTAATCGGAGGAAGTTCCTGCTTCATCGGAGGCCCTTCCGGCTCCCGCTGCGGCTGCTGCCCTTCTCCCGTTGGCGCTTCCGCGCTGACCAGCACCTTGCCTCTCTTGAACAGGTCGGACAGCGCCTTGCCAGCCTTGCTCGCGTCAAATTGACTCTTACGACGCTCCGTCGGACCCAAGAATTTAATATCCGGAAACTCTGGGCGAGAGGCTTGGATGGGAGCTACCGGCAGGCCATAAAGACCACCGGTAAACTGGCCCCCGCCCTCAGCAAACCCAATACGACCGCCCTCGCTCTTGAACTTCACCTCTGGAAATTCTGGCTTTACAGGCGAGAGAGGTGCAACCGGGAGACCGAATAACCCACCCTGCGCAGGCGGGGCCACGTCGCCACCATCATCAGGAACATCAAGAAGGCCGCCATCTGCATACGGAATGCGCCCGCCTTCATTCATCGCAAACATCTTGCCGAGCAGGCCAATGCCCGACAGAAGGCCGCCCGCGAGCTGACCACCGCTGTTTGTTTTCTGCTCCGGAGAGGACGAATAGCCCTGCGTCGTGCCGCCCAGCAACGGGCCAATGCCCTGCTGAATGCCCGCCAGCCACTGCGTTTGGGCATACGGGAATTGTTTCTCAAGCTGCCACTGCTGATAGGCCGTCCCCAACTTCTGCTGCTCAAGCGCCTGCTGTTCCTTGCCGGCGTTGTTGAGCATGCCCGTCTCAGCCATGCGGTTCTGCAAGCCCTGCTGCCCCAGATTGGCGACCTGATTGGCGCCAGACATCTGGAAATTGGCGTTGGCAAGCGCCTGCGACTGAGCATTCGAATAGCCCTGCTGCATCAGTTCGGCGATGGTCTTGTCGCGGGTCAGGTTTTGCTGCCCCTGCAACGCAGCGCGGGAAATAGCCCCGCGGTCGCCACCCATGCCGCCAGCCCGAATGATATTGCTTTGCAATTCATTTTGCTGCTGAGCGTTCTGATTGTTCATCCAGTCCAGCGTCGTGCCGACCACGTTCTGCTGATACGGGTTCATGTATTGCTGGACAGTCTGCCCATAGTTCTCCGGACCCATCGAAGCCATTGAGCCGAGCGTCTGACCTGTGGCCGTGTCGATGTAGGGCTGGGAATAGCCCTGCAGCCCCTGCGTCTGCTGAAACGACTGCTGCTGGAACGGAGAAAACTCCGCCACAAGGGGCTTGTTATACGCCTCGAATGGCGTCGAGGCGACATTCGCTGCACGCTGAAGCGTCGTGTAGTATTGCGCAGCCGCAAACGGGTCCGGCATGCTCCGAGTCGCGCTATAGCTCATTTGTTGGCCGCCGCCGCCGCCGCCCTTGCTGCCCATTACGCTACTCCGTCCACATTAGAGGGCTTATACATAAAGAACGCACCAACCGGAGGGATTTGCCTCCGATAGAGACGAACCTTCGCCTCAGTGCGTTCGTTCGATACAACGCCCATCATCAGGTCAATGCCGAGCCCATCGGAACAGTGCTTTGCAAAACAGATAAGCTGCTTTGCGAAATCAGATTTCCGGAATTCAGGGTCGACAAAATTGCTCAATTCCAGCAACTGCGTATCGCGCGAATACCATACCTCATCCAATCTGAGGTAGACGTAGCCCTTAAGCTTCTCGCCCCTGCTTCCGATAACGCCAATCATGGACGCCTGACGGTGAACAGCCGCCCAGATGCTCTGGGAGACTTTCATGTCATCCATTTCATGCTCGCCAGCTTCCTCCCAGGCGAGGACCATCAGTCGGAAAATCTCGTCGCAGTCTTCCGGAGTGGCCATGCGAACATCAGAGCATTTTTCAAACATATTCAGCCTTTCGCCGGTCCGGGGAGACTCTTGAGCGTCTTGATGTGCTTCTTACGCTGGCCCACAACGAACTTGTCGAGTATTGAGTGGCCTTTTTTGATGTTGCCGTTGCCGATGGCCGTAACAGTCTCTGGGTCGATAATATATTCACCACCGGCAACAACGGCTGGAACTGCCCCGCTATGAGCGGGACCCCCGAGGCCGTATTTGTGAATTAGTCCGCCTGCTGCTCGTCCAACCGGACTGTCAGGCCCCCACATCTTCTTGATGACCTCGTATCCGGCTTCCGTGATGACATACGCCCCACCAGGAACATGGACATTGAGCCGGTCAGTCCTGCCGGGGACGGGAGAGCGGATTTCTCCCGTATAGACCTTGCCGCCAGAGGCACGCCGTTCTCTGGCGACACGCATGGCTGCGGCTATCGCTTGGTCTCTACCCTTAAGGAGCGCCATTAGCTGATTATCCAGTTCGTTCCATTGGAATAAACGAGCACGATATTGGCCCCGCCACCGGCAACGGTAGACAGGCGCGTTGTCGCATTGGCGTCAGTGACCATGTAAAGCGCACCCGGATAGGCCGAAGCAGCAGGTAGGAGAGCAGCCGTAGTCGACGGAGCAACGCCGGTTGCAGCCGCCCTCGTCGCCGCAGTAAGGCTGTTAATCGCGATAACGCCATTTTGAAGGGCAGAAAGGATGTCAGAGAGCGAAGCCAATTAGCGTCTCCCATCAGTTGCGACACGGAAACGGCACTTACCCAGACGCCAGAATGTCCCGAGGTCCTGACTTGAAACCTGCATCTGAACGTATCGCCCGCGAATGCGCAGGGGGATGGTATGAACGCGCCTGTTTACGTAATAGGGGCCATATTTCCTCGGATTTTCTCCAAGATAGTCCGTTACGTTGAACGTAAAACCAACAACGCCGCCTTCATTCTCGACGTATGTCCCTGTCTGGGCTCCAGTCTCGTCGAGATGCTCAGCGTATGTCTCCCATTTCATGTCGGGGTAAAAAAGGTCGACGAACAGGAAATCTTGTCCCTCTTGGAGCGCCGCATAACCGGTCGTGAGAGACGGCATGATTGGCTGACCATCTGCATCCGGAGACGTCTCGTGCTGGTAGATATAGCCATTCGAAGCCCCAAGCGGACCGCCAATATTTGACTGGTCCGTCCATGCCGTTCGGTTCATCGTGCCAATATCCCAAACATTCTGAAGCGTATTATAGCAAACGTAAGAGTCATTGTCTCCATTTGCGCTTGCTGCACTGGGATAATACCAGACAATTTCATTGAACATTGCATTAGATGCGCAGACAATATTGTCCACATAATCGAAATTGAGGTTCTGAAAGACAGCATCCCAGACAGAACACGGCAGCACCTGATAATTCTGTCCTGCATTTGAGAAGAAATTGCGTTGCGACATCCAGTAAACAGTCGTCGACTGCTGGGCGAGCGCCTTTGGAGCGATGAGACCACAGCCGGAAGCGACCTTCTGGAACCCCCAGATTGGCCCCGGCGCGCCGACATACTGCGCGTTATAGGCGTCAACATCGGTCAGGATGAGCAATTGCTGGGCCGTCAGGACCACCCGCTGTATCTTGCTGCCGGTCGGGATGTGATAGCCGCCCGCCTGATTGGTGACGTCCGGCGTCCAAGTAGAATAATCGCCTGCATCAGACCAGCGGATTTGTAGCGGGTCAGAGATGCCGTTATAGGTCGAGCCCCACGCCACAACCTGCTGTTGCGGCATTGCCACCAGCACGCCATTGTTCTGCGTCGGGGCATTTGGCATCAGCGTTGCATTATTGACGCCCGAGCTGGGGCTCCAGATGAATATCGGGCCGCCAGTCACCCCAGCGATGAGCACCTCGCCCCAATTGTCGAGCCAATAATCCGTATTTGTGATGCTCGTCCCGGTTGCCCCTGTGGGAGCCGTTCCAACGCCATACCCGCCATCTCCATAAGGGCCGACGCCATATCCTACGCCTGTGACGGGCGGGTTCTTGGTCGAATAGAACGTCAGCAACATTTTACTGTTATTGATGCTTGCAGTTGCATTGGCGTTGGCGGATTGAGACGCCTGGAAAGTGAATGTGTTAGTCTGTACAGATTGGATGATATAGACGCCGTAAATTGTAATCCCACCGACCGTTGTAGACACGGCGGCAGGATAATAATCCCCCGGCTGATACCCATGACCGTTAAGCGTCGCGGTAACGAGCGAAGAGCCATCCGTCACAGCATAAGAAACGACGGAGCCGTTCTTTCGGCCTCCCGCAGTGGCCGCCCCAGTCGTTTGGATTGTAAATGCACTGGCAGTCGCCGCCGTGATTTGATACGGGCCGTAAATAATTATGCCATCGACAGATACATGCGTATTGAAGATGACGGAGTCATATACAGTGTAGTCATTAGAGAGATACACAGTGACGGTTCCAGCGCCCAACGACGTGCCGAATACTTCATTCGGGGTTGCGACTGACGTAGTAGCCGAAGATGTGCTAACCTGCGGAGTTATGTCTGAAGACGTTCCGTTATGGATGGAAACAAGCTGCGCAGTAGAGCCTGCGGCAAGATAAGTTCCGCCGCTAATGTCCATCCATGGGTGCAGCGCATTGATGACGCCGCTCATTTGATAGTTGATATATTTCTTCCAGCCGCCGCGCTTTTCTGGCATTCCATTGCGCCAGCGGATGAAAGAACTGCTCGACACGCCCGTCTCATTGGCGGCAAGCGTCTTTTCAGTATCAACGCCGGGGGTGATTTGAAGAGCGATTGTCGGCATATCAAGCCACCGGAGCAGAATGAGAAACCCAATCGCCAAAGGCGAATTTCTTGCGCATCTCTTCCGACATCGCGGACGCTTTGGCGGTCTGATACTGTGCTTCCCAGTAGCCGGGGCCGTCCTGCGTCTGGGCGCCGTATTCCATGATGGCCCGAGAGAAGAACGCCATGCTCGCATTGAAGAACAGGTCTGGGAGATAGAGCGTCAGGAAGGTTGTCGTGTTCGATGCCGACAACGGCGCTGGCCTAATCGTGCCCACCACCTCAACATTATAGGCGGCATCAGGCCATGGACCGAGGATGATAGACGTATTGTCCCGAATGGCGAAATATTTAGGAACGCCTGCCATTGACGGAAGCGAGCTATCATAGACGCTGTCCAGAAAGTCGGGGCTGACCGGCATGAGTTGGTTTCTGGTACCTGTCCCCGCCGCGAGAGAGGCAGTCGGTGGCGTGATGACATTAACGGACTGAACAGTCACCCATGTCCCATCGTCTGTCGGGAGGTCAAACCGCCGGTAATTTGGCGTGAGCGTGCCAGTCGAGTTGCGGTTGATAGTCGCTACAAAGTCAAGCTCGCGGTAGCACCTCATCTCTGCAGCGTCGATGGTCGCTGGAAGAATGACCGACCAGTCGATGTCGTCACTTTTAATGCTGATGAAGGCAGCCAGACGTAGAGCAAATTGCGTATAGGTCATGCTCATTTATCAGGTCCTCGTCGGCTGCATGCCAGGCGTGAGTTCGCTGTTCCAACGGCGGCGGGCTTCTTCCGCCTGCGCGGACTGGAGCAACTGCTGATAGGTGGCTTCCCAGGACATCGCCATTTTCGGGTCGTCCGCCTGTGAGCCGAAATTGCGCATCCAGCCGCTGAGGAAGACCATCGAGGCGGCGATGAACAAATCAGGTAGATAGGTGCAGAGAAACGTCGTCGGGTTGCTGGCCGACAGCGGCGTCGGTCTAATTGTGCCAACCACCTCGACCTGAAAAGCGCCACCGGGCGAGGGGCCAAGAACTATCGTGTCCTGGTCACGCATATAATACATGCTCGGCGTCTGGTCGCTCGACGCTGCAATCTCGCTTGGGGCAATATAGTCGACCAGATTGCGCGTTGCAGAGGCCAGCGCCGTACGGGTGGGCGTAACGCTTGAGGGCGTCGTGTTTGTTATGTCCGTCCCGGCTGGCGTGATGACATTTACGCCCGTTACGGTGATGAATGTGCCATGCGCTGCTGGTAAGTCAAATTCACGTTGGTTTGGCGTAGTTGACTTAGACGTATCGGCAACACGGGTGGCGACGAGATTAAGGTCTCTGTAGATGCGCTGCTCGGCATAGTCTATCGTGCCGGGGACGATGGCGGAGAAGTTGGGGTCGCCGACATCAGTTGCGATAATTTTCGCCAACTCATCCTGATACTGGACATAATTAATAGTCACCGCCAATACCCCGCATAGTTCGGCATGATGCGCACGCCTAAATTTTCTGTGTCGGACTGGATGGCGTTCTTCCACGCTTCATCAGCAACAGCCTTGAGAGCCACGGCCCTGTCTGGCGCATAGATGGACGCCAACCGCCACGAGAGCTCCCAGCTAAAGGCGTCAAAGAAGCGATACGGAACTTCAACACCAGTTGCGCTGCCGAGACTGGCGTCCTGCAACTGGGTGGCGCGGTAGAACTTCAGGACCGTCGTGCCATCATTCGGGACGAGCCACAGCGTGATTGTTGGGTGAAGCTGCCTATCAAACCAGTAGGAGGTTGGCGTCCCCTCCATGGTCTTATTTGCAAGCGAGGCATAGTCAGAACGGCTCAGTGGCGTAATTAGCCTGTCGATGCCATTCTGCGTCAGATAAACGTCGAGCAGGAACACTGTGTCGTCGGGCACGCTGTAGGTCTTGGCGCCGGCCACCAGCGGGATGGAGTAGAGGTCGACCGACCACAGATTGACCCCGCTGGCCGTCCATTTGGCCATGATGAGGTTCGTCTCAGTCCGCGCATCTTGCAGGTGCTGCGTGAGCAATTCCGTCCTGCGGATGCCACAGCGGGCATAGGCCGTAATGACGAAATCGCCAAGCGACGGCGCAAAGTTGGTCGTACCAGTGGTTGTCTCTACTGTCATGATTTAACCAGCGTTGCGGTTTTACCGGACCAAACGAATTCAAACGTATCAGGCGTCCACGTTACATCCCATAGCGTAGTGAATGCCATCGTCGCCGTGCCTGCCTGAGTAAAGTCTTTGGTCGCGGCTTCAAGGTAATTCGGCCCCATCACCACAGACCCGGACATGGTGAACGCCTTGGTAAGCGCCGTCATGAATATCGGGTAGAACTGTTCATAGGTGAACGTGGCAGTGCCAGAGAGCGTGTAGTATTGCTGGCCGTTGAACGACAGGTCGAACGACGGGTCGAAGCTCGCATAGGCCGAGTTGAACGGCGTCGTCGCCATCCGGTAGGTAGATGTTCTGTTTTCTGTCCGGAGCGCCTCGCTCTCCTCTGTAAGAACATCGGAGACGCCATCTTCGAGAGCGATGAAGTTGCCGGATTCGTAAGCGACGAGAGTGGCATTGCCGACGAAGTTGTAAGGGATAATCTCTGGGTAAAAGTTGCGGCTGATAAGGTATGTCGCCTCTGCTCCGCTGAATGCATAAGGACTAGTGTCAGCCACAAGGCCCTGGCCTCTGAGCATGACGTTGTCGCCAGCCATGACGAAGTCTTTGGTGTCCGCAGCAAGCGTTTTTGTCTTGAACAGCTCGCCCGCGCCGCCAAAGGCATAAGCCCCTGTCGCTGCAATCGCGTCGATGGAGAATACCGTCTCGCCAGCGAAAGCATAGGGGCCATCGGAAGCCGATAGGCCACGGTCGGCGGGCGGGAAGTCAAAGACTGCTTCGGCATTGCCAAAGACAAAGTCGCCATAGGCGGCTTCGATGTTAATCTCACGATTAAACGCCGCATCCTCGCCAGCCCAAACGAAGTCACCCGCGGCCTGCGCCTGAGTCCATTCCCGCGTAAGCAGGCTTTGCGAGCCGTTGACGAAGAAGCCCCCGATTTCGGCAGCCAAATCCCAGATGACCTGAATGTATTCTGGGACGAGTGTCGCGTCGTTTACAGACAGGTCGAAAGCGGCGGGGTCGACGTTGAATTTGAGTTGCAGGAACGGGTAATTGTCGACCGCAGACTCGATTTCGTCGAACTTGAAAGCAAATGCGCGGGGTTCTGCCCACATCTTCCATTCGCGGAGCTGGATAGGCTCTGGCTGCCGCGGCCTTGGGTCCCTGATGGGCAACGGGTCCGGCGTGAGTATCTTGACCCGCAACTGGGGTTGGGGGATGTCCAAACAGCGCTGGCAGACTAAGAACCTGCGGTTCGCTAGTCTGTTGCCATTCCATTGCATTTCCCAATGCAAATCTGAGTGGTTGTATGTGCTGCCGCACCTATCGCATACCGCCCACGCTCTAGGTGATGTTGCATTAACTCTAGCCTTGGAGTGTGGGCGCCATGCCATTACTCATCCCCCACGTATTTGAACCGCATGCCTTTAGCGGTCTTTCTACGCGGATTGCCGTTGCACAACTCGACAATCATGCTGCGCGAGATGCCGTAATGCCTAGCGGCAGCACCGGTGCTCTCGAAGACCTCATTTGTTTCCAAGCAAATAACCTTCCGAGCTCGTGATGCCGGTCCGAGATGCGCGTATTGTTTGAATTTGTCGATGTTCTTGTGCCCAAGGTCTGATAAGAGCGCCTTGGTCTCTTCGGAATGTTTCTTTCCTAGATGCCCATACGAGGCAAATCCCTTAACCCCTGCGCCTCCCAACGTCGTGTTATAGGATGGTGTTAGCTCTGCTATAAGAGCCATCTCACGAGCGTGGCCTTCTTCAATCGTTGAGACCGCTTCAATCTCTTCAATAGCAAAGCTTTCGATGCCATGCTCTCTCATGGCCGCCCAAAGCTTGCACGCCGTCTCGCCCTTGCGGGCGGCACACGTATGTTCGTTCCACCTACGCTTTAGCTTTTTGGTCGTGCAGCCAATGTAAAAATGCCCATTGACGCAATTCGTAATCTTATAGAGAGTAATTATAGCCATATTCCCGGTCCTTTCGGGGTTGTGGTCAGAAGCCGCTCAGCGTTCCTAGCGCTGGGCGGTTTCGTATTATACCCTCAATTATGTTTCAGGTCGAGCTTCATCAGCTGCAGCAAATGCCACGGGAAGTGCATCATCGTGTACTGCCCATTGCAATCCGGGTCCCATGTATAGGGCTTCCCCGGATACCCAGTCGTCGAGTTCTTATAATGGTCGACGCCGACACAGTCGAAAATTCCACCGTCTTTGAGATAGGGGTCCGGGGTATAAGGAGTGGTGAAAGTCATCCCCGTATCAAGTCCGCCGGGGTTCTGGACACGAATGACGCCTGAGCCGCCATTATCGTTGACGATGAAGCCATACGTCTTCACAGCGCGGGCAATCATCTTGGGGAATTTCTTTAGAGGGTTTCCATCTCTGTCCCGGTAGGCGTCAACGTCAAAGTCTGCGGGAAGCCGCAGGATAGCTCCTTCTGGCATATCAAATGGGTCTGTGCCGCCACCGTCTGTATGCCGGGCGATTGGCCCTGTGTAATAGTCCTTTTTGATGTTCGGAAGGACCAGCCCAATCATATGCGGGATTTCTCCGGCAAGCATCTCTTCGATGGTTGGGGTATAGCCGAGATAAGGTATTTGCGAGCCTGTAACGCCACGGCCAACTGACACGCCTCCCCAGCCGCCATAGGGACTGGTCCATGACGTTGTCCCAGGCCAAATCGTCATCTCCGTCCAAATGGCGTCGCTTTGGGACACGTTATACATAACGGACGCATTGTTGAAATTCCATGTATTCAGCGTGCTGTCCCAAGTCATTCCGCCCATTTCATAATAGGCGTTTGCCTTTCTATCCCATATGACCGCCTGATTGTCGCACCCGTCGTTCCCTAACGTCTCCGGCGCTTGGACGCCTTGCAAGAGATGCTGCCACCATCCATTGTAATCATAGGCATAGCCTGGGTATCTTCTGACAAAAGACCATTTTGGGTCAGTTTCTTCCGTCACCCAGATAATGACGGCGCAGGCCCAAATCGCGACGTCCATAAAGGGCTGCCGACCGCTGCCATAATCATTTACCGTCAGATTATCGACCAACCGAGAAATGTAATTCTTCGACTGCGGGTCGACCGCAAGAGGGGTCGGCCACAAGTCAAGCGGTGTCGTATTGGGAGAGCCCATTCTCCAAACCTGCCCGTCACCCGTCGTCAATGCGCCAGGGCCACGCGGGACGGGAGGCTCCGCAGGAGGGTTATCCGAACTGCTCCAAAACGCCTGAGCGAATGTCGGCAGAAGAGCAATAACGAACAGGAGTCTCTTCATGTCTTAGCTCTTCATCGAGTGGTGTAGCAGGGATAAAGAGCCGGGTCAGTCGTTTTGTGACCCACGCCATCCGCCCAGCTTGTTGTCGTGCATGTGCATGTCGGCTTTGGCCAAGCGCCGCTCTGGCTTGTCGCGCCGTTCATTTCAAATGCCATCGTCTGAAGAGCCCATACGGGGAACTTCGCCAAATTTGCAGAACTGTCGGGCGCATTGGGCATATTGGGGGCCGTCACTCCCTTGAACATGCCATTCCCGTCTGGCCTTTGATAAGGCGTCCCTGGGAGGTATTGAGGATACTGGTTATACCCCCAACCAGACATATATGTTTTTTGGTCGTGATAGGGTTTCGTGCGCTCTTCCCAGAAGGCGGAATGAGAATATTGTGTGCCGTCATATTTTAAGACGCCTCGATACCCGACTTCTTGAAAACGAACGTTCAGGTTCGAGCCTGTATCAGAGATAATAAATCCATAATCGCGCGCGGCCTTCATAATGGTCTTGACCCACTGAGGCGGCACACCCCACCCGTTGCCAGTCCCATAGGGATGGCTCTGGTCTATGAACCCGCCGAGGTAGTTGTTGATGACGTCGTCCGTCCACACCTCTGGGTCCAAACGAAGCCGCGCACCTTCCGGTAGGCTACAATCAACAGGCTGATAGTTTTGGCCAAAATTGTTATAGTCGTTTTTTGTCGCCGGGTATGTATGGGCAAAATACGGTGAAGACACACCCAAATGGGCTTCAGGGACGACAAGCCCGACAGCATGCTGAATATGCCCCGCCTCTATTTCAGCGACGGAAACAGTGAGGGCCATCTGGGCGATGCCAACCGCATTAAAGCCGAGATACGCACCAGGCGCATATTTTGTGTGGGGGTCTCCATAGATGACGGACGTTCCGTCGCCGCCGATATACTGCGTCCAGATACCATCCCATTGCGAGGCGTTGCTCATGGCTCCGCCAAACCCGCCCGCCAGATGGTCACTATCAATCACTACCAGGTCAGCCGGCGCGGTTCCAACAGTAACGTCAATAGGCGTTCCGCCAGACGACGCCGAAACCTGGAAGTTTTTCCCGTCTGAGTTTACGGCATAGTATATCGTGTCAATGTTTATGTTCGTTGGCATAGCAGCAGCAGACGCAGATGAAAATCTGATTTTGTCGCCGTTGACTATCTGTATCTCATTAACTATTGGGTTTGAATTTGTATCATAAGTTGTTACGTCCGCCTTTGTAATCGTTCCGGGACTTGGGCCGGAAATGGTTGCGCTCCACCCCGCATATCTTGAGGCTCCGTATTCGATGTATCTATCCTGCTGCGGGTCATAAATTGAGATAATATTATCCGCTGAATACTGAGACCCAAAGCCGTCAACGCCATCCGGAATAGGAATGTCTTGGGCGAGATTGCCCATAGTCGTGCGCCATTTGCAATAGTAGAACCCGTTTATGGACGTATAAGACGGGTTGCAAAGGTCCCGCTCCGTCATGAAAAGGTCTTTACGCTTATCGCTACTGCGCGCTATCCACATCGTCGAGCCGTTGTTGAGATAGGCTTCGAAGTTCAAATTTCTTTGATTATCGCTACCCAGGTTTTTCTTCCCGGCGCTTTCAAGCCTCGCAGCCCAGCCCTTTGTTCCAGGCTCAAGGTGCGTGCATGGCTCCTGACGAATGACATTCCCATCGCTGTCTTCGCAATTCGGGGGGAGTATCGTCGTCAGAAGGCTGCCGCTCTTAAACGGGAACCCGTCTTTAACAACAACGTACCCCCAGAACTTTTGCGAGCAAAACCGAGCCGCGTACACCTGTCCGGCAAACGGCAGCATCATGAACACTAAAAGGGCGACAGTGCTCTTTTTCATTTGCTGCTCACCTCGTCCAACATGGGGTTAGGATTTCTTGGTAGCCATTGTATCCGCCACCGGTTTTGATATCTGCCCCCTCATAATTCCGGCATGCACAAGTCGGCGCCGGCCAGCCATTCATGTCAAACGGCAGCATTTGCAGCGCCCATGTGGGGAAGGTTCCAAGGTCATTAGGCCCACCGGCGCCGGGCTCCCCTCTCGCTGAGCCCCGGAAAATTCCCCTGCCGTCACGACGCCAATAGGCATCCCCTGGAAGATATTCTGGGTATTGATTAGTGGTTGTTCCACTTTGGAAATACATATCTTCGTTATTTTGGGTGTCTACTATATTAAACCACATATAGCCTCCCTCAGTATAATCAGCCCGCGTCCCATCATATTTTATAACATCTCGATACCCTTGAACTTGCATGCGTATATTGATATTTGAGCCCTTGTCAGAGACAATCCACCCGTAATCGCGGGCGCCCTTCATGACTGTCTGGACCCAGGTAGTCGGCGTGCCCCAGCCCCGCCCATCGCCGTAAGGATGTTCTGCAGAGATTGGGCCGCCGATATAATGCTCGATGACGTCGTCAGTCCAAACATCCGGGTCGAGCCGAAGCCAAGAACCTTCTGGCATATCACAATCAGCCGTATTCGTCCCGCCGCCGCCGTCGTTCTTCGTGGCAGGATAAGAGTGCGCCCAAGGCAAGCCGTGGGGGATACTAGGTGGCGCGCCAAGATAAACATCAGGAAGAACAACGCCAACAGCATGTTCAATTTTCTTCTCTTCCAAATCGGCGATGGACACGGTCAACATCATCTGATTGATGCCAGCGGCGTTATAGCCGAGCACCATGTGGCCCCACCAGTCGCTATAATGTGGGTCTAGGTATTCTATTTCGCCCCATGTATATGGATTGTTGCCATCAGACCCAATGGATTTTGTCCAAACGCCGTCCCATTGCGAGGCATTGTCCATCATGCCACCGAACATTCCACCGCGCACATTAGTATCTATCGCCCATATATTCCCAGACGACGGGCTGCTGGACATGTTTATTGGCGCACCGCCTTTTGTTTCTGAAATCTGGAATGTCGTGTCCGTCACGTTGACAGCATAATAATCCCTTAGCGCTGAAATGTTGGCAGGCAGCACGCCTTTCGGCCATATTAAGCTAGCATCCCCGCTCGTTCCATTTGATACATAATCAGCAATCCGGATTTGGTCCCCAGCTTGTATTTTATGTTTTATGGGTGGGACGTTGACCTCTGTCCCAGTCGCAGGTGGGTTGGGGGCGGCGCTTCTACCATATGTCGTGATGACGCTAGTCGCTTGCGAGATTTTGATTTTCCATCCCATGGCTCCATATTTGCCAAGTTCTGTATATCTGTCATGAACTGGGTCGTATATCGCGTGCAAGCTGTCTGCAGAAGCGTCAGGACCGGCTCCGCCATAGATTCCGCCAGGGTTTGCTGACCCCCAGAACTGCGACCAAAATGTTTTTTGCCATTTACACTGGGGGAGATTGATGTCTCCTCCAAAATCGGGGTTACACTCATTCGTAACTATCCGATAAAGCTTCATATCCCTTATGGGGTCGCCGCCCTGGGTAATCCACATGCCTGTGCCATTAGTGATATATCCTTGGATATTTGGGGCTCTGTTACCATCACCGCCATACCTCATCTTGGCCATGCTCGACAAATGGGCCGCCCAACCCCTCGTATTAGGTTGCAAGTGCTGGCAATTGGTTGTGCGAATAGTGTTGCCATCACTGTCTTCGCAATTAGGCTTCAACGGCGTGGTAAGGATAGACCCCTTTTTGAATGGGTAGCCGTCCTTTACGCGGATGTAACCCCATTTTGGCTTCTCGCACCCCCAAAAGGCATAGGCTGTCCCAATAAATGGGAGCATCATAAACGCCAGAAGAACTGCAATGTTCTTTCTCATAGAGCTTCTCCTGTGCAGCCCGTCCCGCTGGATGCAGCGGCATATCCCTGAACGGTCGAACCAGAAACAGTCGGGTCGAAAACGCAAACGAGTCGATACCAATAGCCCGCCGGAAATATCAGTGTATTCGGCGCATATGCCGTGCGGGTAATAGTCCCCGTGGCCTCGTCCATTTTCTCCACCAACGACCATCCCTCAGAGAGCATGTCTGAGAGGCTAGCAGATGCGCCCAATTGGTCGGAGGCGCGGGTCACTCTGCCAGATGTATTGTTTACAATCGCCGACGTTGGATAACAATTCGACGCATCGGGGCAAATCTCGCTTTGCACCATATCAACGGCGAATGTGTTAGCCGTGGTCAAAAGATTGAGGCCAACGCTAAGGGATGTTACAGATTCTCCCCCGCTGGACGGGCGCAGATATCTTACCCATGATGATGTGGCGGCAGTTGACGTGCTGGTCGAATAACCATTCTGCGTAATTCTGATATTCCCTGACCCGGTTCCGCGCTTAATATATGCTGTCATCACACGCGTTCCAGATGGCGTGCCGGATACTGCCGACATACCTATTGTGCCATTATTGGCCACAGACGTTAATAACGTTGCTGAATTAGCCACGCCAGTAACACCTGTTTGGCTTAGAGCGGCCGACACATTTGACTTGCCTGGCCAGGCATTAAGATTTCTATTATTGATAACGTCTTGGGTTCTCGACTCCTCGATAAGAAGGCCGAGCGGCGTCCCTGGAGACGTGAAGCTATAATCAAACCGCGCCGCGCCTGCCGGACTTGCCAGAGCCAGATTGCCAGATGAGTTGACGTACGTCGCAATCTGGCTGGTATCGCCACGGTAAAAAGTAAACTTCCCGTCAAGAGCACTCGTCGCCCGGAAGTTCTGGCTAAACCTCACCTCCGCGGGTGCGACATAGTCGGTGTCATTGCCAGACCCGAGCAGCATAAAGTCCGCTTGAGCGGGACTCGATAAGAACAGCGCTATGGCGATGAGACGCTTCATCACTTATACCCGAAGTTCAGGACAATCCCAGTAGAGGCGTTGGTGGCGTCGGCGTCATCCTGACCGCCAACTATGCAGAAAGAGATGCCATTTTGGAACGCAAACCCAACGGAGTTATTGATTGTCAACCCCGTCCCGGCAGAGTTTGCCGGTATCAGATAGCTTAGGCCAACCGCCTCGCTGCCGCAGGTTGGCGTCGTCGCCTTGTCAATGATTTTGAGCCAGTATTTTGTGCCGTTAGTGTTCTCTGGCGTGATGCTGTAAAGCGTTCCTGCTGCCGCCTTAACAACCGTGGCGTTTGTAGACGCCGCCGAATTATAATGATATGGCGTCGCGCCGCCTACAGCACCGGCAATTGGGGTGACGCCATTCGTCAGACCCGGAGTTGTCGTATCAGTGCCAGCCTTGCCAATGATGTTCGTCCCAGCAATCAAGCCAACATTGCCGATGGTGTTTGTGCCGGCGTCCAACATAACCGCGCCGATGGTGTTCGTTCCCGAAGGAGCCGCTTTGCCCATCTGGCTAGCGATGTATTTCCAAAGGCTCATTGCTGAGCAATCGCCGATAGCCGTTCCACAGACGCCGTCAGATTTAGAGCCAAAGTCGCCGCCAAGACCGCCTTCTTTGGACTGGCCATAGGCGACAGCACTAATGACGAGAATGGAAGCCGTCAGGAATACAAGATGTTTTTTCATATCGCGGCTCCCGTGATAAACGCTGTAGAAGACTTGGTCAGAGTGAATGGGCCAGTCGATGAGAAGACTGCCATAATGCCTGTAGCGAACGAGGCCGGAGGTAGTCCAGAAAACGACAATACGCCAAGCGTGTTAGAGCCGACCGGAACAGCAAAGTCTGGCGTGACGGTTCCGTTGACTGGAACGCTCGTCGTATCAAAGAGCATAAGCCACCCAGGAACGGTCGAAGAGCACTGAACATAGTAAAGACTGCCAGCACTCGCCTTGATGGCAAGATGGTCAGTGACTAGCGTTGTTACGACCGGGGCGATAGGTGTCATGGTTCCATCCTGAACAGTCTGCAAAACAGCGACCATGTCGAGCAGCACGCCTTGCAAGACAGTGCCCGTTATGGCCCCCGATGTGTTTTGGTAGATTTTGGATATGATTTCCGCTGAGATTGTCATCGGCAGCCCTTATTTGTGCTGTGGCCTACATTGTTCTTTGCTTGACGTCCCATGGGAACGAGACGTCATGCACAAGCGTGACGCCGTTAAGAGGGTGATACCTCTCAACTTTGTCGCCGCCGACTTCGTATTTTTCCAAAACTTCTGGGATGCCAATTGTCAGTGTGGCGTCAGAGCCATTGAAGACATAAGCGCCAGACGACCCAGATAAATACAGCTCTCTGTTGAGTGTAGTGTCAGACCCGTTGAATGTGTAGGAACCAGTCTCGCCATCAAAATACAATTGCCGATAGGCAGATGCGTCTGACCCATTAAAGGTGTATGCGCCAGTCTCGCCGAGCAGATAGAGCTGTCTCTCAAGGGCCGCGTCATATCCGGTAAACGTATACGACCCAGAAACGCCATCGAGATAAAGCTGCTTTTGAAGCGCAGCATCCGAGCCAGTTTCTGTATAAGCGCCGCTATCAGCAGAAAGGCTGGTGGACGCGACAGGCGCCGGGTTGACAACATAACCGCCCGGAATTGCAATCGATGACGGGGCCGTAGGCAGCGTGACATACAGACCGCCAATAAAGGGGCTGTATCCAACTGCGACGCAGGTAAACGCCCCGCTAACTGATGCGGTCTGTGTAGAAGCGGCTGTCGCTGACTCAGACGCCGTCGCAGACCCGGAAAACGTTCCAGTCGCAGTCGCAGTCAGGGAAAGCGACTCAGCGCTTAACCCGACAAACTGACCGAGGGTTGTTTCCGTATGGGACGCTGTGACGGCTTCCGTCGCAGACCCGACGAGCTCCCCAGTTGCAGACTGCGTTGAGGATGCGGTCGCCGCTTCTGTCAGCGACCCGACAAGGTCTCCTCCACCTACCTGTGTGCTGGAAGCCGTTGAGGCTGCCGTATCTGATGCGACAAGTACGCCAGTCGCTGACTGTGTGCTGGAGGCTGTTGCCGTCTCAGTATTAGACGCCGCATTCCCGACTGTGACTGTCTGCGTCGAGCCTGCAGTCGCAGATTCCGTTAGAGACGTAGCGCCGGTTAATGCGCCTGTCTGTGTGCTTCCAGCGGTTGCTGAACCCGCTCCATCCGAAGAAGCGGAATTGAATGTAGCAGTCTGTGTCGAACTGCCAGTTGCGGCGCCAGTATTAGATGCGACACCAACAAGACCCGCCGTCTGGGTCGACGAAGCGGTTGCTGTTTCTGTAGCGGCGCTGGCATTTGATGCGGGGACATATGTAACGACGATAATGCCGCCGCCGCCGTCACCGCCTTTTCCAATGTTTAATGATGTAGTATAGCCCGCGCCGCCGCCACCACCTCCATAAGCGCCGCCATTTCCACCAGCGCCCGTCTCAGATGATGTGTGATTAGACCCGCCACCACCGCCGCCATGACCTTGCCCATGGGTTGCGTCCCAATAGGCGTTTCCGGTTCCGTTCGAACCGTCGCCGTTGGCCCCATCACCACCATCGCCGCCAGCGCCGCCTGAACCACCCGTCGCGCCAGAACCTGCAGCGCCAGCTCCTCCGCCATTAGCT